TGCATCGAGGGGAATTTTAGCATGTCTAGTATGTTTTGTAACTGCTATGCTCTTACATCCTTAGATTTAGGAGATAAATTTGATACTTCATCTGTTACTACCATGTCTAATATGTTTAACGGATGCATTTCCCTTACAACTATTTATACAAAACTAGATTTTGTATTATATTCTGAAACCGTACAGATATTTTCTAACGATAGTAAACTCGTCGGCGGAAATGGCACAAAGTATACAGACATGACAAATCCATCGCTTTCAGTCTATGCTCGTATAGACAAATCAGGAACACCTGGATATTTCACAGACAGATCTCAGAAACCCGTTAGCTAAAGGAGAGAAAAAATGAAAGTTGCAATAACTAAAGATTTATTAGATTCTTTGGCTAATAAAATAGCCGAAAAAACAGGAGACGCTACCCCTCTGACAATTCCGGAAATGGAACAGGCAGTGGATACTCTTGCATATCCTCCTTACGGTACTTTGACTGTGAGCAACAACGGTAAGTATGATGTGTCTAAGTACAAGAATGTAGATGTAAAAACGGAGTCCGGAACTACAATAAAACTCCAGACCAAAACCGTAACACCTACAAAATCATCTCAGAATGTCACTCCGGATGCCACATACGACGGTCTCAGTTCGGTAACGGTTAATGCAATACCAAGTTCGTACATACAACCTACCGGAACTAAAGATATTACTTCCAACGGAACGACCGATGTAACAAATTACGCATCTGTAAATGTAAATGTGCAGTCGGGTTCAACTATTAACAACCAAAACAAAACAATAACCCCATCCGAATCGCAGCAGTCCGTTACGGCCGACTCAGGATATACAGGTTTAGGGACTGTTACTGTAAATGCCATATCCTCATCCTATGTGGGTAGTGGAATCACAAGACGCTCAAGCACCGACCTTACGGCCAGTGGGGCAACCGTAACTGTACCTGCTGGATATTATAGTGCGGCGGCATCAAAGTCTGTCGCATCCATGACACTACCAACGGCCGCGGCAACATCTGCGACAAGCGGTTATACAAAGAAGGCAACGATATCTCGTTCAACTTCTACACAATATATAAATATCGCACCTGGTTATAATTCTGCAGGCGGATATTATGAAATTTCAGCGGTAGCTAATGGTTCTGCAACTGGTCCGACTTCTTTAAGTGGGTCAAGTGCGACAGTTTCAACGGGAACAAATACAATTACACTTACAAAAACAAATGTTACTACTACACCTACAGTAAGCGCTGGTTATGTGTCAAGTGCGACAGCTTCAACTGCAACAGTTACACTTACTGCTTCAGTTACAACTAAAGCAGCCGCGACAATAACACCCGGTACCACAAATCAGACAATTGCTGCTGGTACATATCTTACAGGTACGCAGACAATTGCGGGAGATGCCGATTTAGTTGGAAGTAACATAATTTCAACCGCAAATATTTTTGGTACTCAAGGTACAGTAGTAATTCAGAAATATTATACGGGTGCAAGCGCACCAAGTTCTTCATTAGGTAGTAATGGAGATATATATTTACAAGAATAAAGTGAGGTGGAAAAATGAGTTTTACACCGAAAACATGGAATGATAATGATATACTTAGTATATTGGATTTGAATAGATTAGAGGAGGCAGTTGCGGAGATGGGAAATTATACGCCGACGGTATGGGCGGTTGGAGATAAGATTACCGCGGAGAAGATGAACAAGTTGGAGCAAGGTATAGCCGAAAGTGGTGAAACATGGAACACCGTGTTTGAGGGGAATGTAACGACAACCGAAAATAGTGACCACGCACAAGGAGAGATAAATGCGAATATAACCGCAGACACTATCAAAGTAACTTTCAACGGAACAGAGTATACTTGTGAGAAAAAAGCAGACGGGCCATTCACGATTTATGGTGATACGACATATACGGAATATCCGTTCGCAATAGTATCAGGAAAATTCAATTGGTATCTCTCAACCCAAACCGCTGGCACATACTCCCTTAAAATAGAAGAGCCACAGAGCGGTGGGTTAAGTGATTTTAGTACGGCAGAAGTGACGATAATAAACAACGGAAATGATATTGTAGCGGCTTTGCCTATAATAACTAATAGGCTTGGTAATCAATTCGCTTCTGGAATTGCAAGCATATATGGTGGAGAAACAACTATATTTACCGTTATGCTTTTTAAAGGCAAAGCCGCTACAAACCTTGAAGATTTTGCAACTGTGACAGCAACAACAGGCAATTACGCCGACGGTGATATCACAGGCGACTGCACAATAACAATTGGCAACAGCGGTGGCAGTGACCTATAACCATCTCATAGCACTTAAACAGCACTTTCTACATCATTGTAAAGGTCTCATAAAATAAATTATAAGTAAAACGTATAAGTTTCGCGGCCGTGCCTCCATGGGACGGGAGGTGGCGGCGCGAACGTCTGCGTCATAGCGACCGGCCGCGAAACATATAAGTTCTAAAATTTTAAATTTAGCACTAAAATTGTATAAACTTTTCTTTAAAAATTTACATAAATTTAGGCACAAAGTGCAAGGAGGTAGTATTCGATGGGATACAAATACTACAACCCAAATCCTTTGGGCCTATCAGTTGGGGATTGCACAATTCGCGCAATTTCCAAAATCATAGAGAGAGATTGGAAACAAACATATCTGCGGTTAGCAAACCAAGGATATAAAATGTACGATATGCCGTCAGCAAACCGTGTATGGGGTGAGTTCTTACACTCACAAGGTTTCGTACGCCGCACCATACCATCGACTTGTCCAGATTGTTATACAGTTAGAGAGTTCTGTACAGACCATTCTGTAGGCAGCTATGTACTCGGCACTGGCGAACATGTTATTGCAGTAGTAGACGGGGACTACTACGACTCGTGGGATTCGGGCAATGAAATCCCAATTTATTATTTTGAGAGGCAGGAAAAATGGCAGTAAATAACACATATTATCCGGCGTATAATGCATATACGCCTTTAAATCAAGCCCAAAATACTTATATGGCGCCGACTCAAACAACTTCGGATAACGGCATTAAATGGGTTCAGGGTGAAGCAGGTGCGCGAGCTTGTGCAATTAACCCAGGAACTAGTGCTGTGTTAATGGACTCGGAGAGAGATGTCTTTTACATCAAAACCACTGAACTTAGTGGAATGCCACGTCCGTTAAGAATCTTTGAGTTTAAAGAGATAACTTCCGAGTCGCAAGAGTCAACGTCAAAGATTGGACAGACTTCTTTCGTCACTAAAGACGAATTCGAGCAACGCTTAAGCAAACTCGAACAACTTCTCAAGTCAACGGGAGGTAAGAAGAATGAGCAATTCGATATTTAATGTTTTGGGCCCACAACGAATAGATAGGGGTAACGATTTGACACAAATGCTTACTCAGTTTAATGAGTTTAAGTCAATGTTTAAAGGCAACCCCAAACAACAAGTTCAATCACTACTTCGTAGCGGGCAAATGAGTCAGGAGCAGTTCAAACAACTAGCAGAACAAGCTGACCAATTGCGCGCGTTTTTATTTTAGAAATAAATTTTCCAATCCTCTCTATGAGATAGGTTAGAATTTATCTTATAGGAGGAAAATTGAAATGTCTTTAACTGATGGTGGACTTAGTGTATCTGATATCGCTGCTGTAACTGGTGGCAGAGATGGATTTGGTGGAGAAAACGGAGCTTGGTGGCTCATAATTCTTTTCTTATTTGCTTTTGCTGGTGGCTGGGGCAACTACAGAGGTGGCTTCGGCGGAGATAACGGAGGAAACGGTGGTTATGGCAACCCTTATGTAGTTTCTGACGTACAGAGAGGTTTCGACCAGAGCGCAGTCATGAGTTCTTTAAATGGAATTAGCTCTGCTCTTTCAACCGGCTTTGCAAATGCTGAAGTATCAAGATGTAATGCTCAATCTAACGTACTTCAAACCCTTAATGCAAATCAGGCCGCTACACTGGCTTCAATGAATGGACTCGCTTCTCAGTTTGCTAATTGCTGTTGCGAAAACAGACTTGGACTTGCTAACCTTGGCGCAGACATTGCTAGAGAAGCATGCGCAGACCGTGCTGCTGTTAGTGATGGTATTCGCGACATTATTGCAAATCAGAATGCAGGCATCCAAACAATCATTGATAAACTTTGTCAGCAAGAAATCGATGCACTTAAAACTCAAAATGCAAATCTGCAAACACAAATTAACCTTGCTAATATGCAGGCTTCACAGACTGCACAGACCGCAAGAATTCTCGCAGACAACGCGGCTCAGACATCTGCACTTGAACAGTATCTGAATCCCGCACCTATTCCTGCATATGTAGTACAGAACCCTAATTGCTGTGGACAGACTTTCTCTGGCTGTGGCTGTGGAAGTTTCTAATTAGGGGGTGTTAACAATGGCGGAATTTACAAGTAATGCAATTCAAGAAGTTGCAGTAGGTCAAAATATCTTGTTTACCGAAACCGCAGTTCCTTGTAATAGAGGATATGTCCTTCATAGAGAAGGCTCCGGCATAGTGACTTTGCGCGGTATTGTTAACAATCCTTGTGGGTGTTTTGCACGTTATAAAATTTTCTTTGGTGGAAATATTGCTATTCCTGAAGGTGGAACTGCTGGACCCATTTCAGTTGCATTAACAATTGATGGGGAACCGATTCCTACAAGTTCAGCAATTGTAACTCCAGCCGCAGTTGATGAATATTGGAATATCGCTGAAGCACTTTATGTTACTGTGCCAAAGGGATGTTGCTATACAATTGCAGTAGAGAATACAAGTGACCAACCAATTAATGTGCAAAATGCTAATCTAATTGTTGAAAGAACAGCATAAAGGAGGTTTAGTATGGATAGATATGTTTCACGCGACCTTCAAGAAATGGTGTGCAAGGAATTAGAAGGTATTGCGAAGAAGAAAGAAATTGATACTCCCGCAACTGTGGAGTTATTAAAAGACTTAACTGGTTCATTAAAAAATTTAATGAAAATTGAAAAGCTTGAAACCGAAAAGGAAGAAGTCATGAGTGGATATAGTCAGCGCTCAATGGGTAGATATTATGTTGACGGAACTTATGGCGGACAAAGAGAGCCTTGGGGTGGATATGGAGATTATTCCTACGCACAAGGCGGCCGCGGTGGTCAAGGTGGTAACATGGGCGGAAACAATCGTATGGGTTCTCCCAATTATGATATGGGGAATTCATACAGATATCCTATGATGTATCCTATGTATACAAATGATGGATATAGCAGACACGGTCAAGACCCTGAGGAGATGAAGCGTGAGCTGAGAAAACTCATGGAAACCGCGCCGGACGAGCAGACAAGGAAGTCAATTTTAGAAATGATTAATAAGATGAACTAATTTTAAAAGCACTCGTGAAAACGGGTGCTTTTATTTATATGTCATACGTTTATGGCGCGCCGGCTGCCATCTCCTTGACGTTCAAGTCCGGCCGCGCATTCATAAACGTCCAACTTAACTCAAAAACCTATATCCCTACTTATAATTTTTAACTTATAAGATGAGGAAATGATATTCTCTCTCATGAGTTAAAAGAAAAGGAGGAATTATGAGCGTGCAAGATTTTATGCCATTACTTCAAATGGGTGGCACTGGATTGCTCATAATCCTTGCGGGTTTAATTCGAATCCCCAAATTAGAAATTAACATCTGGACTGCATTGGCACATGTAGTGGGTCGCGCCTTAAATGGGGATGTAATCACTAAAGTAGATAAATTAACATCGGACGTTAATCAATTGTCTTCGGATTTTGATGTACATCTGAAGTTAGAGGAAGAAGAAAGAGTGAGAAGCGCCCGTCAAAGGATTTTACGTTTTAATGATGAGTTACTGCTCCGAGGCAAACATACTAAAGAACACTATGATGAGATTCTTGAAGACATTGACCGCTACGAACAGTATTGTCTTGACCATCCCGATTATAGAAACAATAAGGCTCATCGAGCAATCAGCAACATTAAAAATGAGTATGACAATCATTTAATTAATCATGACTTTCTTGGCTTACAAGAAGTTATCTAAATGGAGGTAAGTTAAAATGGATTTATCCTTTATAACCGAAATGTATATCCCAGTAATTATCGTAATTTGTCTTTGCGTAGGATATGTTTATAAGAAATTTTTCCCTACAGATGATAAATTTATTCCACTTATCTTATTTATTCTTGGTGCAATTTTAGGTTGCGTTGTAAACAATGAGATTAGTGTAGAAGTAATCGCTGCCGGTATGGTTAGCGGTTTAGGTTCTGTTGGATTACATCAATTATTTAAACAATTAATAGAAGGCTCAAATAATAAAACTGAGTAAAGGGAGGAATGTAAATGAGTAATTCTTCACTTGTAAATTACACTTTATGGTCACCGAATTATGATTCCAGAGGTGGAAGAGCAATTCGTGATATTACTATCCACCACATGGCTGGGAACTTATCCGTTGAAACTTGCGGAAGTGTGTTCCGTTCAAGAGAGGCTTCCGCGCACTATGGTATAGGAAGTGACGGGAGGATAGGACAATATGTTGACGAAGCTTACGCTGCTTGGGCTAATGGCAATTTTGCGAGCAACCAACGTTCCATAACAATTGAAGTAGCTAATGACCAAATTGGTGGTAACTGGCACGTAAGTGATAAAGCTCTTGCTTCATGTATTAATCTTGTAACTGATATTTGCAAGAGAAATGGAATCAAGCAGTTAAATTTCACAGGAACTACTAGTGGAAACTTAACTGCTCACAGAATGTTTATGGCTACAACTTGTCCTGGGCCTTACCTCTATTCAAAGTTCCCTTATATCGCTTCTGAAGTAAATAAGAGACTTGGTAGTGGTTCTGCTCCTGTTCCTACAAAGAATGAACTGGTAGTAGATGGATATTTTGGCGACCTTTCAACAAGAAGGCTTCAGAGCTTCCTTGGACTTACACCCGATGGATGGATTGGAGGACAAACTAATACAGTTAAACCTTATATTCCTCGTTGGATAACTGCAAGATTCAATGATGGTTATACTGGTTCTACTACAGTAGATAGACTTCAAATTTATCTTAAAAATAAGGGTTATAGACCTGGAGATATTGATGGACTTTGCGGAAAGCAAACGGTTACAGCATTACAACAATTTCTCAAACCATATGGTCCTGGCACTGTTGACGGTATTATGGGACCGAATACAGCTAAGGCTTTCCAAAAGTTCTTAAATGCTCAGAAGTAAAAGACGTAACTGAATAAACGTACACATTGGTTTTAAAATCCACTTAATTATAGCAATTAAGTGGATTTTAGTTTATATAGATTGAGATAAAAGGAGAAGAAGATGGCAAGCACAGTTTATTATGGCGTGTCAACTACACCAGGAGATCAACAAGTCAAAAAAGTCAAAATGGCTGATAAAGATTTCCAATTACAAGAAGGAGATATTTTAAGCGTTTATTTTGCTTTTAAAAATGAAATTGAGAATCCTACTTTAGCATTATATATTGGTGATGTAAATGAAGAAATAAACCAAAGTAATGCAAGTGGAGATACAATCTATAATACAGGTAGACTTCCCGTACAAAAAGGGGTTTGGACTAATGGAGAAGTAGTAAACTTTTTATATACACATAATGGTTCTATTACTGAGTCTAATGACAACATATACTATTGGGAAATCATTTCCAAAGCAGTAGCGACAAATGATACATACGGTACAGTTGTACTGGACGGAGAAGATGATGGCTCAGCCGCGAGTATACGTAAGGTTAAGACTTTAATACAGAATATTGGCTCAGGTGAGCTTGAATATACGAATCTTACTGATAATGGTACTGCGGTAGGTACTTTAACTTTAATGAATTATGATAAAAATGGCGATCCAGACCCTGATAAATCTTGCTCAGCTACAATTTACGTACCCTCATTAACTAAAATTAGTGTTTTTGACAATGATTCAAAGTATATTACAAGTCAACTTGTAGATGATTTAAATTTTGTAGGGACTAGTAAAAAGTTAAGGGTTGGAACTTCAACCACCATTGATTTAGACGAAGATACAACACATAATGTTATAATTAATAGTCAAGGTACGATTGATTTAATACCTGTAAGTCAAGTTAGGGTTGGAACCGCAAATGCTAATAAAAATTTAAAAGTATTTGGAAATATTAGTGCTACTGGTACGATTTCTCCAATTAATGCTAGTTCTGGTTCTATTACGAATTTAGAAACTTCTACTATTACTATAGATAGAAGCATCGTAGGTCAGCCTACTGCGGACTTAGGTAATACTTCAGTAACATCGTTAAATATTAATGGTGAAGATTTATATACTTATATGAATGGTTATTTGACCGCACCTATGTCTGAATTGGGAGATTATGTACACACCCAAATGTATGATGATAGTTATCTTATTATAGAAACAAGCAAATCTGCTGCTACAAGTATTACTGCTAAAACTTTCGATTCAAAAATATTAGTAGGTGATTTTTCTCGAATCATTGAAGCGGGATATCGTAGACTTGGAGTGGTACGTTGGGAATGTTATAAAGGTACTACTAGTAATCCTTGGGATGTAACTGTTTATGGTATGTTCTGGGAAGGTAATAAATTATATGCAAAAGCCGCAGCATTAGTAAAAGATGTAAAAAATGTTATTTTTGATGCTGACGTATTATTTGTAAAAAATACGATTTAAATAAGGAGTAAAAGGAATGAATGGAGATTTTTTAGGGTTTAGTTTTGATGGTATCCATAGTTCTAGATTGGGTATCACAAGAGTAAGCGATGGAAACAGATATAATGAATCTCTTACTCCTGAAATAGAAGATAAGATAATTTCAGTACCTGGTGAGGATGGAAGTTATTTTTTTGGTTCTTTATATAGAAATAAGCCAATTACTTTATCAATTGCTTTTGACTCATTAAATGAAAGTCAGTTTCGTCAACTGAATAAAATGCTTGCGATTAAACGTCCTTGCAAATTAATTCTTGATGAAAAACCTTATAAAGTCTATACGGCAAAGATTTCCGCGCCGCCGCAATTGAACTATATTTGTTTTGATGAACCAAAGAAAAAATTGGTAAAGCCAAGACAAGGTATTAGAATTATTAATAGAGATACAAACCCTCAATGGGAAGAGGTAACTCCTTATGTTTATGATGGGGAAAGAGAAAGAATTTATAAGGGTGAAGGTACGATAGAATTTACTTGTATTCAGCCATATGCAACAGAGCAAATTAAAATGCTTGACTACTATGGAGATTTTAATTTTCAACCAGTTTGGGGTAACGGTGTTGTATATAGGAATAATCCACGTACAGAAGGGGAAGCTAAAGCTCGTGCGGAAGCAGATGGGGTTCCTACTGAGGCTGATGATCCGAGATATGAACCTGGTAGTGGGCATACTGTTCCAAGTGAAGAATTTACTACGAATCCAAAATATCATGTTATAAATTTAGATTCAAGTAATAGTATTACGGTCTATACTAATGTACAGGAATGGGCTGAAGCAAGTGGAATTTTACCTTATGAATTTTATACGTTATATGGAATAGATGTGGTTCATGAAGAAACCGCAATTGAAGGATATAATGCTTATATACCAGTATATAATGCAGGAGATATAGATACGCCTTTTTATTTATTTTTACCTTATAATGATAATGGTGAAATTAATCCAGATAAGGGAAAGCATGTAAGTATAAATTTAGGAAATAATTTATTATTGCTTAATCCTTTTAAAACTTTAATGGAAAGCTCTGAAAGCGGAGAGTTAAATTTAGATAAAGAAAATGGTGTAATGATTAACACAAAAAATCACTTAATAGAAGGCGTATTTTATGATTATGGGACCTCTAGTTGGAGGACAACGGGAAATATATATAATGAATATATTGCAGCTGGTGATTTCGTAAAGATCAAAAATAATGATTGGTCTATGTTTGATACTTACGATGGCACGAGCTCTCAAGCAGTTTATTTAAATTGCGAGACTGCAATGGGTGCAAAAATTCATTATAACTATTTATACTATTGAGGAGGAAAAGGCGATGGGTGAACAACTCATTAAACCATATCAGATTTCTATTTGGGAAGATAAACTTATAGAAACTGATGAGGAGAGTTACTATGAAGAAGTCAAAATAGCTACGATTGGTTCTGATACTATGACTTCTCAGGCTAGAGTATATTCACCTGTATTCAAAATCAATACGAATGGTGAGAAGACCCTAACTTTTTCATTGAAGTATAAATACTATGATGAAATGGTTGGGGATTTTGTCGTTAATCCATTTGAAAAATTTCTCGTTAACGAGCGCAAGGTTAAACTTTTCTATAAAGATGAATGGCATGACTTTGTAATTAAAGAGAAGAATGAAGAATCAGAAGAATATACTTTTTCTTATACTTGTACAGATGTATTTGTGCAAGAATTAGCTAAAAATGGTTATGGAATTGTTTTTGATACGGAGTTAAATAATAATCAAGGTACAGTTACAGAATTAGCTGAAAAGACTTTAAAAGATACAGATTGGATTGTAGATAAGGAAAATTCTGATATAATACAACAAACAGTAAGTGAACCAATTTATATTTGTAAAGTTGGTGATACGAATTTTGTAGCTTATAATATGGATACAAGAGAGAATGAAGCCATAGAGCATGACGAAGAAATTTATATTTTCTATAATTATATTCAGAATAGAACCACTGCAGATGTTCAATTTATACGCGCGGCCGATCGTGAAACATGGTCATACGATAATAATAATGCTATTTTTGGTACAAATTATCGCTTCTTACAACCTATAGAATATGATAAGAATAACAATGCACTTATTCATTATGGAGATGCAAAAATTACCGTCGGCGCGCTGAGTACAGAAAGTCAAGGGTATAGACTTGTATATAATACATTAACTACTTTCGACCCTGTAACAGGTGAAACAGTAGATAGATATCAAATTACTTTTAATGATGGTCATAAACAAGATATATATCATTATATAACAACACGCTATGGTACAACCGCAATATTACAAAATTTTGTTACAAGTGGGACGAGATTTACTGTAGTAAATAAAAATGGAATTAATGGTTGGAGTAATACAGTCTATACTGATGCAGATAAATTACTTCATATAGGCTTAGCTACTTATCCAGAAACTACCTTAACTGGATTAGCTGAACTTTCAGATTTAAAACAATTAAAAACCTATTTAGAATTAGAGTTTCCTGCTTTACAAGTAGAGGAACCTTCTACTTATCCTTGCTCTTTCTATAATAGTGGAGTTGTAGACAATGCAAACTATATAGGAGGAATCGCGGGTGGAGACAAATTCATTTTGAGATATAGGTATCAGTGGGCGCCGAGTCGTCACGGCACATTAAAAAATCCTCAATTAGGTGATGTGAATCGTTCGGGTATTCGTGCAGTAATTGCGGGATATACGAATGAAGAGAAAACATTAGGTGATGGAAGTAAGGTCTTAGTTAAGAAAATTGATGAGAAGAAAATTTATGTAGATTTTACTGATGGCTTTTATGAGGGAAATGCAAGAGTTACTGGCGGTGAGCTTGTAAACAATAACTATTTAATTAATGATATAATACAAACTCCGTCAGACAAATATATTTATGAAGTTGTAACTATAGAAAATGGAAAAGAAGTTACTCATGAGTATGTGTGGAATTTGAAGGAAAATAGATATGAAGAACGAACTGCAAATAATTTTGTAAATTATTATTATACAATAGGTACTGCAGTTAAATCTATTCCTCAAGCTAAACTTGCTGACCCTTCAAATCGACTTGGAATTTTCTTTTACAAGGCTGATGCTTCAAATCAATATGTATATATAGAAGATATAGAAATTACTCGTTATTTTAAAGATGCAAATGATAATCCAATTTTAGTCGGGTCGGCGCCAACTGCAAAGACAGAAATAATTGATAATTTTTATTTAAAACCAAAAGAAGGCGCAACTTTAGGCTCAATTGAAATTTATAACTCATTAGAATCACTTGCAGAAACCTATAATTTTAATCTTGATTCAATTAAACCTTTAAAAAATGATTTAAATGAAAAAATCTTATCTATTGAAGCTTCTAAATCAAATTGTTTTAATATATTACAAGACCTATGTGAAACTTTTGAGTGTTGGATGAAGATAGAAGTTGAGCATGACTCAATTGGACGAATTGCATTAGATGAAAATCATCATCCAAATAAACGGATTGTCTTTAAGAAGTATGTGGGAAAAGATAACTTTGCTGGATTTAGATATGGAATTAACTTGACCTCAATTAATCGTACTATTGATAGTAATGAATTTGTTACAAAATTAATAGTTGGACAACCAGTAAGTGACCATACTTCAAAAGGTATCTTAAATATAGGTGAAGCTAAATCAAATCCTAGTGGAGAATCTTACATACTCAATTTTAACTATTATTTAAATCAAGGTTTAATTAAGAATAGAGAGCAATTTAATAAAGACTTAAATGAGTTTAATGAAGCTTTGAGAATTAAAAATAAACAAATTAAAGAGTTGACTGACGAGTACGTCGCAGCCTCGGCCGCGCTTGAACATCTAAGGTCAGCACGCAACGTATATGTAGAAGCTTCTGAAGTAGCTTCGGATAAATATTCTAAAGCATTAAGTAATTTTGAATCTGTAACTGGCAAATCTTATTCAGATTTCTTAATGTATGGTAGCCATTAAAGGAGGTGTTAATTTATGGCAGGAAATATAGTTTTAACAGCCGCGATAACTTCACAAAATGACACCTCTGCAACTGTAAAAGTTACGATGACTTATTATGGAAATGGATACTCTTGGAATTATATGCCAAGTACCATTTCTCAATCAATTACTTTTAACGGTGTAACCAAGTCAATTGGGCCGACTACCTTTTCAACTTCTACGTCAGCACAAACGATGGGTTCTGCGACCTTTACAGTTAATAAGAATACTGGAACACAGTCATTAACTGCATATGGTAAAATGTATACTGACGTATCTCTTGGTACAATTACAGCATATAGTTCTGCGGTATCTATTAGTGCGAAAAGTCATTACACAATTAGTTATAATGGAAACGGCGCGACCAGTGGTAGTATGGGTGCTACTACTAAGTGGTATAATACCGCAGTTACATTAGCGGGAAATGGCTTTTCAAAAACTGGTTATACCTTTATGGGCTGGGCTAATTCGTCTTCAAGTACATCGATTCTATACAAAAACAAAGCCTCATATACTGCAAATAAGTCAATAACTCTTTATGCTATTTGGAAGAAAAATATAACTCTTTCTTATGATGGTAATACAGGAAAGAATGTACCATCTAGCAGCACAAAAGAAGTTTATAATTCAACAACTAAGGCAACATTTATAATTTCTAATACATTGCCTACAAAAGCTAATTATGATTTTTTAGGCTGGCAAGTTAACACCGGTGATGCTGAGAAAGATTTTCTTCAACCGAACGGAACAATTACATTAAGTAATAATAAAGTTTTAACCGCACAATGGAGAGAAAGTTATATATCACCTCAATTTTCTGATGATATAATAGCTTATCGCTCTAATAGTGAAGGTCAAGAAAATAATGAAACTGGTCAATATGGCTATTTATATTTTACTTGGAAGAATGGGTCATTAGCGGGACAACCTTATCAAACTCCTGCAACCGTACTTTATCAGAAACATGGTGATAAGGCATGGACTCAAATTGAAAACCAAGCCTCGGCCGCCAATACTTTCGAAGCAATATTTGATGGAAAGTTAGTTTTTGATAAACAATATGACATATTAATTAGTTTACAAGATAATGGACGAGAGGCAGTTACATATCAAACCTATGTGCCATATGCTAATTTTAATATAAATGATAATGAGCCTCTGCGTAAAGCAATTGATGACATCTACGCGGCTTCTGTAGAGGTTAATAATTATCAAGGTTTAGCAACTAATATAAATCAAGAATATGATGAATTAAATTTAAAAGTTAACGGTGCGCCAACTTATGATATTACAGTAACAACCTTTAAGTCAGAAATTGAAGGCATCTTACCTAATACCACAGTAATGCTTTCTGATTACTTTGAGGGTTTTGAATGTGAGTTAAGTGATGGTGATGAATTAACTAATACTTGGAAGTCTAATGTTAATGATAAAGACTTTAAAGAAGATTTATTTTATAACTATATAACAATTAAAAAAATTCCGAAGTTTTATGAACTGCAATATACTCGTAATGGGGAAACAGTTAGAGTACCTTTTGATTCACCTTTAACTTTTGATATTACAAGAGATGGCGAAGGCGCGACTCGTAGTTTTCAGTTAGTTCCTACTGAGGAATATGAAAATAAATATATCGGTTTAAAAGACCAAATTGATAAGTTAATTGAAGAAAAAGCTCAAATTGAGAAAGAATTTTATACAAAGTATAGTCGATTCATTCAAGAAGGAACTTGGGAATCTACAGATTATATAGATAATGAATTGTACTATATGGATGCTCTTCAAGTAAGCAATGCCAGCGCGCAGCCTAAAGTGAGCTATACTATTAATGTAATTGAGGTAAGTGAGCTTGAGGGGTTAGAGAATTATGAATTTGATGTAGGTGATCGCACTTATATTGAAGATACAGATTTCTTTGGTTGGGAATTTTTAGAAGAAGCTGTTGAAGATGAAGAGACTGGAGAAGTTACTGTAGTAGGTGCAAATACTCCTGTTAAAGAAATAGTAATTGTTTCTGAAGTAGAATGGCATCTAGATGAACCTGAAACTAATGTAATTACTGTTCAAAATTATAAGACTCAATTTGAAGATTTATTTCAACGTATTAGTGCTACAGTTCAATCTGTTGAATATAATAAGGCCTCTTACATGCGCGCGGCCAGTATATTGGATTCTAATGGACATATTAATCCAACCTTACTTGCTGGCTCATTAAATGCAATTGCAGGACAGAGTTATAATTTAACTTCTAATGGTGTCTTAAAAATTACGGACGAAGGAATAATAGTTCGAAATTTGACAGAACCTGGAAATTTACTTATAATTAAAAATAGAGGAATTGAAAAATCTAATAACGGTGGATTGACTTGGGAAAATTTAATTTCACCAGAGGGTGTTAATACAGAACTGCTCACATCTGGTGCAATTGATACGCAAAGTATTACGATACGAGATGGAAATAATCCAAGTTTTCGCTGGGACGCAAATGGAATTAGTGCTTTTGGATATAATGATGATGGAAGCTATGATTTAAGTACATATGTGCGTTATGATAAATATGGTTTATATGGCGTACAAAATGGAACAGACTATATAGCGAAAACATTAGATGATATTAAAAAGCAAGCAAGTTTTGGATTAACTTGGGATGGATTCTTTATTAAGAATAAATATAGAGATGGATATGTTTCTATAAGTTCTACTGATGACTTCCAAGTTGTGGCTAATGATACAGAAAGAATTCGAATCGGTCATTTTGATGATACAGATGATTATGGAATTAGAATTAGAAATAATAGTGGACAAGTAGTATTTGAAACCGATGATTATGGCGATTTGACAATGGCTGGTACTATACGTGCGGCCGCGGGTAAAATTGGCGGTTTCGACATACTCGATAATTCTTTATCAAGTGGTGAATTTGGTGGCCCACATTCAGTATTCATTTCGCCGGGATTTAGAAGTCCAATTTCAATTGCTAATTCTGAAGGTGTAAACAATTGGGCATTAGCTGTAAATAATACTTTTGGAGTAGATACTGGCGGACATTTATATGCAACAGGCGCGCATATTGAAGGTGATATTTATGCGCATAACGGATATTTTAAAGGCCATATTGATGCTACTAGTGGAACTTTCTTAAATACAATTCAAGTTGGTTCTGGAGATAAATATATAATTTTAAAAGGAGAAGCAAATTTACCTGATTCATTAATTGCTTCTTCAGATTATGACTTATACGGACCTTCACGTGGTTGGGCAATTAATGGTATTGGTGATGCAATATTTAATAATGTGTCTGTGCGTGGAGCTATAAAGACGGCTGTATTTGAATATAGCGAGATTGAGGCTGTTGGTGGCGCATTCTTATTTAGACCAAGTACAACAATTAAACTTGCTCGTATAAGTGGAAATGATTTAATTTTAAGAGTTGAAAAACCAAATCTTTTCCAAGAGAATGAATGGGTTAAATTAAGCAATATAAATGATAAATCTTCTGTTGGTGCAATTTTGAATGATGGTGGTTTAACTCATGTATATAGAATTAAATCAACTAATGGTAAAGAAATTATTTTAGAAGATGCAGCTTTAGATTTTGTTCAAACAAGCCCTTCTCAGCCTTATGATGGTTGGGGAAATGCTGGAGTCGGCTATCGAGCACTTGAATTAAATGAAGGCGATAACCCGGCAGCTTGGGGATTGTATGAACTTATTAACGGAGAATACGTTTTAACCGAAGATACTGAAGTCAATAATGATAAAATATATTACGAACAATATTCTCCAGTATATAGTAAAATTAGATTCGCTTCTTCTTATACTGACAGAGATGCAGAATCAGACCCAACTTTAACAACTTTAACTAATTATGTAGATTTAAAGAAAGGTAATTCTTATATACAATTAAATGCGCCACGATATGAAGTTTATTTCAATGGCGATAATTATATTAAAAATTTAAATCTTGAATTAAGGAATTTAGATGACTCTACTTTTGAAGTGATTTACGATGAAATTACTGATTCTTTTGGCGATTTAAATATCGGTGGAGAAAAATGGGATTATGTAATACATAAATATTTAGGTAATTTAGGCTTATTTTCTCCAAATTTAAAAAATACGGAAGAAAGTTTCTTAATAGCAGAAGTTACTGAAACATATACTTCAATTGAAAATGGACAAGAGATTGTTACAACTTCTGATTATACTCGTATTTATTCAAAAATACAGGGCGAAGTTGATTTTGTCTTAGTTCCTTTTGAGAGTCAAGAGTCAGTTGATAGTTTAGAGGGCGGTTCGTTAATAAGTTTTGGATATTATGATAGCGCTTATCGGCCTTTTAATGTGCCTTCTTGGTCAAATCCAAAAAATTTAAATTTATATGAACTAGTTAATAATACTTATATATTAACTAATGATGAAACACCAATTAGTGGAAAGGTATATTATAAAGAGCAATATGAAGGCGGAATTCATAATTATGGAATTGGAATTAATAGTTCAGATAATTATGTAAACTTACCTGAACGCGCAATTTCACTTTTTGAAAGTAAAATTCATCCTGAAGAGTCAGTTAAAGTAACCTATGATTTTAAAGGCATTTTAGGTACTTTGCCGCGATTAAGCAGCAGTCAAGTTAATGATAGTATTTATAATGCGAATATGGTAGGCACCCAAGGTATTTTTACTAATAATATGTATATAGGCGATAATAAAAACTTTATTACATATTATTATGATAAAGCCGCTCAACAGTATCGTTTAATTATTAATGCAGACACAATTTATGAAGGATATGATGAAGATGATCAGCCAATTCCTATAACTCCCGGTCAAGATGGAGAAGATGGAGAAGATGCGATTCTTGTTCGTGTGGATTCTTCTGCGGGCAACGTATTTTTACATAAAAACATTTCAACCACTTTAACTTGTACTGTAACTAAAGGAAATGGTACTGATATAACTAATCAAGTAACTCGTTTTACTTGGATTAAAAAAGATGCTAATGGTGTAATAGATTCTTCATGGAGCAGACCATTAGCAGGCAGATCAATTACATTAACTGAAGCAGACGTAGATTCAAAAGCAATTTTTGTTTGTGAAGTAGAATTTTAGGAGGAAAAGGAATGAGTACAATAAGTTATGGTTCTATAACTATTGTTGATATTACGGATGTAGGGGAATTTAGTGTATATCCAAAATGTAATTTACCAACTACAATTATTTATTCAACAGATCCAGTAGGTTATACTCCAAATTGGCAGTCAAGCAATTTGGTTATTACTCCTGTGGCATATTACGCTGGACAGTCTGTTAGTTCTCATATTACATGGTCTTGGACGCGTCAAAATGGTTCTGCTTCTACGGCTGTAGATATCAGTTCTAGTAATGGAGAATATGTGAGTGATGGAAGTACGCCTATTAACGGCAATGTATATGCTGCGGGCGCGTTAGTTGTAGACCAAAATCAATTTACAAGTAGTACAAATTATTCACAAATTACATATATAATTACTGCCACCTATGATGACCCAAATGTTGGCAGAGCCTTAGTTGCAGAAGGACAAATTACTTTTAGTAAGGTAGAGCAGGGTGCTTCTGCAAAAACAGCAAAAATTGCTGGAGAGAATATTTTTAAATATAATACTAATGGGGCTTTGACTCCACCTGGAGCAACGATTACGTTAACTGGAGAAGTATCTAATTGTACAATTAGTGGTTGGCAGTATAAGAATGCTAGTGGTAATTTCGTTACATATCCAGGTAGTACTACTAACTCTACATTGACTGTAAACCCTACTGATGCGGTTTTCTTTAATGATAAAGCTACCATTAAGTTAATTACTAATGATAATAGTATTTATGACATTTTTAGTATTTATAAGTTATATGATGGCGCAGCTGGTACTTCAACAATTAATGCAGTATTAAGTAATGAAGATCAAATGATTGCGGCGAGGTCAGATGGTACTCCCGTATCATATGCTGGTGCGGTTTCAACAGTTAGGGTATTAATGGGTGGTAATGATATTACTAAAGATGCCACAATTACCATTAGTGCAGATACTGGTATTGGTTATACGGCTTCTAAATCTAATAATAATTATGCTAGTAATGATACTGTTACAGTTACTTCTATGAGTAATAGTATTTCAGCAGGCAATATTTTATTTAGATGTGAAGGTTATGCGCAAAGAAGTGACTTAAATGCTAATTCTTATGTTGCTAATAAATATTATACTAAAAGCGGTACTAACTATGTAATTGCAACTGGTGCTTATGATAGTACTGCAACATATTATGAACATTATAATTTATCTAAAACTTTTTCTTTAATTAAGGTACAAGCTGGCGCAGATGCACAAACATTTGAAATTTATAATTTACATTTAGATACTTTAAGTATTAATAGAGATATAGGCGGAAATTACACGCCCACTGCTTATACTGCAACTGCAACAGTTACTACAGTTAGTCCGACTTCAACATCAACAACAGATTTTAGAGGTAAGTATAGAATAACTGAAAGCTATGCGACCGGTGATGATGTAATAGTATATCCTGCAACTACTGCCGCGGCGTTGAGTGTAGAAAAAAGTCCTACTACTAATACTGTAACAAAAATTTTAGTAGAATTATTAAATGCCGGTGGTAGTGAAGTTTTAGATAAGCAAACTATTATTATAACTACCGATGGGCAAACTGGTCAACAAGGTCCACAAGGACAAGCTGGTAAAGATGCAATTAGTGTTTTACTTGGTAATGAAGCCGAAGTAATACCTTGTAATAGTAAGAATAAAATAGGGTCACAAGTAGTAATAGATATTCCTTTTGCTACTTATAAAGGCACTTCAAGAATTGCTTCTACTTCAGTTACTGCTGACAATATTATTACAGGAGCAACAATTGCAACTGGAAATTCTTCCACTTCATCAGATGGTTATGTAAGATATACGATTCCAGCAAATACAACGATTCCCGTAAGTGGAACCGCGCAAATTCAAATTACTGTGGAAGGAGTTGTATATAATAAATTATTTAGTTTCACTCGTAGTTCTGATGCTGCTAATGCGGTTGTTATGCAATTATATTCCCCAGATGGTGGATTAATTGAGAATGGTACTGGTTCAGTAACCGTACAAGGAACGCTACGAGATGGCACTGAGAATGTAGTCAATCAAGCAACTTGGAGCTGGTCAAAATATGGCGGCGCGCATGCTGATGCTGAAGGCTATGGAGATATAGACGGAAACAATCCTGACGGAGAAGATCCCGAAGCTACAGCTTCTGGTGCAATATTAACAGTTTATCCAAGCGCAGTAGATGGCTATGCTTCTTTTAGAGCTAAAGCTTTGTATGATGGTGAGACTTATGTTGCATATATTGCTATTCAAGATAAGAATGATCCAATTCAAGTGAGTGTTCATTCTACAATTGGAACTCAAATTGTAAATGGACAAGGCGCGGGCGCGATATACGTAAGAGTTACGCGTAATGGAGAGGAAATAGATACAATCGGTGATGCAAAGGTATCTGCTGGAACGGCTTCTCATACAACTATTAGTAATCCTTCTGCGGGAGAAAGTTATTTTGAATTAAATTCAACCAATAGAACTGCTGCTTGGTGGAGATACACAAATGGAAGTTGGACTCAACCTAGCTTACAAGCAACATATGAATGGTCTTTCAGAGATAAAGATAACGCTCAAATTACTAGCAGTACAACTAGTTTACCTTTAGATGGAAATGGTAAGAAATATGGTAAGGCAATTTATGTAGATGCAGATACAGTTGCTAATAAAATTACAGCGGATGTAAAGGTTACAGTTTAAGGAGGTAATGTTATGAGTCAAGTTTCATACGGAACAATAACAATTACCGATACGAATGATATAGAACGAATTTATATGGAGTATGCGCAATCGACATCTAATTCGGTTGCGCCTACTTCTGGATGGAGCGAAAACATTCCAACTTGGAAACAAGGATATTATATATGGCAAAGAACAGTTACTAAAATGCAAGGCATGTCTTTAACCGATGATAGTTATGGAGACCCTGTATGCTTAACTGGTTCAACGGGTAGTCAAGGGCCGCAAGGTAGTCAGGGTCCACAAGGTAATACAGGTGTTGGAGTTAGTTCAATTACTACTACTTATTGTAATTATGGGACCGGAACTCCAGTGGCTACATATAGCGGGTGGCAGACAACTGTACCAGCATATGATAGTTCTAAGCCAAATTATTGGGTGAAAACGGTTGTTAACTATAATGACGGTACTTCAGGTACACCCGTAATTTATAAAGATAATGGAATTACAAGTGCGACAAGTACCGCGGCCGCAGCGAATACTATTGCAAACCAAGCGAATCAAACTGCGGGACAAGCCAATCAAACAGCAAATCAAGCTAATGAAACGGCTAATCAAGCAAACACAACTGCAGGTAATGCATTATCAGTTGCTAATTCTGCTAATAATGCAATTAGTGATTTAAATCAGTATTTTTGGAGAAAGAAGACTGCCTCAACTGATGTACCTGCTGGTAGTTATGTAACTAATATACCTGGAACAACTTATGTATCTGATCCAGCAAATGGAGGATTTAATAGTTTAGTTCAATCAACGGGTATATTTTTAAGAAATGGAATTACTACTCTTTCTTCATGGACAGGAGACGCATTAACTTTTTATAAGCCTAATACGGGAAATAAAGGAGTAGAATTAACCTTAACTGCATTAACTTTTTATAACCCTGCTAATAATAGTAAAGCAATTGAATTAGGAACAAAAGATAATAATTCTATTTTATCTTTTTATAACCCCTCAAATAGTGATATTTCGATGATGGATTTAACTTCATCTGGATTAGTTTTTAAAACCTCTGCTGGCGCGGAAATAGGTAAATTTGGTTCAGATGAAAATGGTGGATTGTTAGATTTGAGTGGACGCTTAAATATTAAAGGCGGAGGTCGTATTGGTCAAGATTCTATTAATTATTGGGAATTCGGAGATAGTGCAGGTTATAATGTTTCTCAAGCAGCATATTTATTAGGAAAAGGCAATGCTTCAATTCAACTTGGTGAAAATGGTCATTGGAGGATTGATAAAAATAGAATTCATACTGGTTGGTATGTAAAAGGAGATTCAACTTCTAGTGCTCCCGCTGGATCACTACATTTCGATACATATAATGCAGATAGAACTTCTACTTCTAGTGGTGATCAGTATTATTGGGATTATGGTTTACATTTCCCTTTCAGTAATACTATTCCTTCTAATAATAAATTTTTATATATTAGATATTCAACGGGAACAGTAGCGACTACAACACTTTCCCAAATGAAGAATAGAATAGATAATGATAACTATTGGAATTATAAATTTTATATAGATGATTTGGGTAATGTTCATGCTAATAGTTATTATATAGGTAATACTCCTTTAGGTGGGGATGCAGTAGTAGCTGGTTCACTTTCTTCTTATGGAGGTAGTGCAACTCAACCAGTATATTTTCCAAGCAGCGGAAATAACGCTGGGAAACCTGTAGCTACAACTTACCAGTTAAATGCAGCGGGCGCGAAAGGGGTTGTAACGGATTTAGCAAATAATACTACTTCAACTGATTTACCTACGGCCGCGGCGGTGGCAAGTTATGTAACTAGTAGAGGTTATATTACTTCTTATAAAGATGAAAAAGTTCAAACCTCTGAGGCCAGCACAAAGAAAATTTATTTGTCTGGTACGCAAACTACAGGTACTTCAACAGGTACATTGAATTTCGACTCAAACGTCTATTTAACCACAACCGCCGGAACTCTCCATGCAACTACGTTTGAAGGCTCATTATCTGGTACGGCTTCGCGCGCAACTGCGGATGCGAATGGAAATACAATAGGTACAACTTATCTTAAGTTAAGCGGAGGCCAAGTTACTGGACCAGTTAGCTTCGGAGATTCAGTTACAATGGACGAAGCAACAGTTGGAGACTTAGTTGTAAACGGAAATGCGAGCTTCACGAATAACATAAGTGCTAATACGATTAATGGGGTTGAGGTTGGAAGTAATCCTAAATTTACTGACACAACCTATTCTCGTGGAACAGCAACAAGTGGTGGTACAACTTTATCTCTTGTTAATACAGGAGATATGTATACTTGGAACAATAAACAAGACAAACTTACCAATCCGGTTACAGGTACGGGTGCAAACGGATATTTAACTAAATGGACAGGAACGAATACAGTTGGAAATGGGCCGAAACTTACTAGTGGTGGTACGGGTTTCTTACGTGAAGATGGAACTTGGGTTACTCCTACTGGCACAACTTATACTGCTGGTACTGGATTAAGCTTAAGCAATAGTAATGAATTCAGTGTTAAATTAGGATACACTACTAGTGGTAATAATAGAAAGGTTCAAATAGACTCAAGTGGAAATTTATATGTAATTCAAAAAGATGATAATACTTGGAAGGCTAATAGTTCTTCAAGTGAAGGTTATGTAGCAAGTGGAGCAAACCAAGCGAATAAAGTTTGGAAAACGGATGCTAGCGGCAGCCCAGCTTGGAGAAATGACGCAGATAGTCATTATACGACTCATTTATATGTGGGTAAGAGTAATAGTACTGGTAATGATGCTACTACTGCTACAGATGATACTTATTTAAGACTTTTTGATAATAGCACTCCGAGAGAATCGCATAAGTTGAGTGGAAGCAATGGTTTAACTATTACTTCTAATGGTAGTGGAGATATTACTTTTACTAGTCCAAATGCTTTTGTTAGTGTTGAGGCGGTTAATAAAGGAACTACAAGTGATCCAGAATATGTATTACGTTTTACTAAAGCAGATGGAAATACAAGTGACGTTAGTACAGAAAATATAGCAGTAATACAATCCGAAGGGGCAAATAAATTAGTTAGTAGTACAGAACCTAATGGAGTCAATGTTAACGGACCAGTTAAATTCGTAAGTGGAAAGCCTGAAACAATGCAGCCAAGTACATCGACGGGCGCATTTTTAAAAGATGATGGTACTTGGGCAACACCAGTAGGGACAACTTATCAAGCGGGTACTGGTTTGGGATTAAGCAACGGTACTTTTAGCGTTAAATTAGGATATACGACTAGTGGTAACAATAGAAAAGTTCAAGCAGATACGAATGGAAATCTGTATGTAGTTCAGAAAGATAATAATACGACATATAGTATTGGTACTGGTGATTCAAATGGTCAAATTAAAGTAACACCAAGTTCTGGTAGTGCATATAATGTAAATGTTAAAGGGTTAGGAGATTTTGCTTATGCTAGTACCTTAGGAGCGATTAAAGCAAATTCTGCTTATTATAGAACTCTTCGAGATTTTACTAAAGGAACGTTAATTACTACAGATTTAGATGGCGGAAAAAGTAATTCTTCTGTTGCTTTTTATTTAGAAATTAGAGGCAATATATATGGTGAAGGCGTACTTTTTGTACAATGCACCGGTTATGTTTATAATTTAGGTAATGGATATAATCATTATATTAATTGTGATGCAGTAAGTAATGGGACTTTTGCTGATACAATTACTGCATTTTCTAATAGTGAAGGGCAATTATGTTTTTGGTTTCCTTCTGGCGGTTATTGGCATGGATATGATATTTATGTTGATGATGCAAGTAGAAATACTAATAGTTTCAACTCGGTTAATCATGTTATTTCTGTGACTAATGTAGATATGCCTAGCGAAATATCTTGGACTACACCTATTACTGTAAAAAAGGTATTAAGAGCGAATGAATCAATTCCTTGGGCGAATATAACTGGACAGCCAAATCGTGCAGGATCAGATTCAGATGGTGGCCCCGCACAAACAGTTAAAGGCGATTATACTTATAGCGGAGGTCAACAGAATCCAAATTATTTTGGAAAGAATAAAGTTGGTTTTTTAATGATGAATACTACTGTAAATAGTAATTCACATTATAAAGATTGGATTATAATGGACTGTTATTCAGGAAGTGATGTAGGTGGTTCAGTTGCTTTTGGCGTTAATAGACAGGCATTAGGAGCATATATTATGAGGAGTGCGGCAGCACGAGAGACTTGGGCCGAAAGCGCTGAATTAATTGGAACTCATAATTATACTACCTATACCGTTAAAAAAGATGGAACTGGTGCAAGTGGAACTTGGGGAATTAGTATAAGTGGTAATGCAGCTAATGTAACAGGTACTGTTGCAGTTGGACATGGAGGTACTGGTGCGACTTCACTTACGAGTGGTGCATTACTTGTTGGTAATGGTACTAATGCAGTTACCACACGAGGTATTAGAAATAATACCACAGTCGGTACTTTAGGTTGGGCTTCTACAACTGCAGATACAGTAATTCCCACCGTTAATACAATTGCTTATTGGAATGGTGCTTATAGCGGCACAAGTTCCAATTTAGCCTATTGTAATAAAGGTGCTTTTGGAACTGCCGCGACCTATACGGCCTCAACTACAGTTGGTAACAATTCATACTTACCAACGGGCGCAGCTATTCAAACTTATGTAAGTGGAATTGTAGGTAACTATGTAACTCTTAATACTGATCAGACTATAACCGCATCTCAAAAAACTTTCAATGGTGCGGTTCGTTGGGGAACTGCTTCAAAATATGGCGCAGTACATTATGATTCAACTCTTGAAGCACTTGTATTCAGTTTTGCATAAATAGATTTAAAGGGCGGATTCTCTCCGTCCTTTTCTTTTTCATAGATTCTTTTAAGGAAAATTTGACTTTAATTTAGAACTATGATATAATTTATATAGTAGGGAAATTTAATCGTTGATGTGCGGCGGGTCGTAATTTTGCTCGTCCGAGATTCAAAGTCCGGACGGGCGGCCGCTATGAACGTAGACATATAAGAGGAGAGGAAAGGAAATATGAGTTTACAAGTTTGGTTGCCGCTAACTAGAGATTTGAGGCAACAGGGGCTAAGCGATGTAACAATGGGCGGTTCTCCAGCAAGTTGGACAGATGGAAAGTTAGGCAAAGCCGCGACTTGGAATGGAAATAATCAGTATGTTATATATAATAATTCTACTGATTTTAATTATACTAATAATTTTTCAGTAGCAACATGGATAAAGCCTAATTATACTAGTGGCTCTACACAATATGCTTTTACAGTAGGTCGTGCAGATATGGGCGGTTATGGATATGGATTACAACCTATAAGCACTTCAAATTTACGTTTTAAATTTGGCAATGGTAATTATGATATACCGATAACTAATAATGAATGGTGTCATGTAGTAATGACAGTAGGTAATAATAAAGTTACTATTTATAAAAATGGAGTATTAGTTAATTCAAATAATATGCCGAGTACAATCCCGACCTATAGTGATGGATGTGGATTAGGATTGGGATGCTTTTATTATGGGGGACAACATTCTCAGGTTTATCCTTTTTATGGTAGTTTAAACGATTTTCGAATCTATGATCATTGTCTCTCCCCAATGGAAGTTAAACAGATAAGTCAAGGACTTGTATTACATTATCCATTGAATAGACAAGGTTGGGGGCAGGAGAATCTTATTCCAGCAAAAGCAACTTCTTTTTTATCAACTCAAAATTGGGAAGGTACAGGTTGGGGTGCTAATTTTATTAATCATTCTAATTTAATTAATATTATTGAGCCTGGCGAAACATATACTTTTTCATATACTTATGAAGTTACAGCAGGTCAGAACGGAAAAACTGATTTTAATAGAAGAATAGGTTTTTTATTTTATTCTTCTACCTCAGATAGCTATTATAGAGAATGCTATAAATATTCAGCTCATTTTGGCGATAAGGGAACGGTTGTTACTACTATAACCATACCCGATACAATACCTTCGGATTACTGTATAATTTATTATACAAATCGCTATACAGATGGCTCAAATGACACGGTTAAATATTCTAATATAAAACTTGAAAAAGGCTCTATTGCAACTCCTTGGTCACCTGCGCCGTCTGATACGTTGGCTGATACAATGAGCCTTAATTCAAATATAGAATATGATACGAGTGGATTTAATAATAATGGAACGAGAACAGGCACGTTTAGTTGGACGAGCGATACACCAAAATATGAAGTTAGCCAAGTATTTGCTTCTGGCAATAATTATATAGATTGCGGAGCAAGTCAAGAAATTCTACCAACAGATGGATTAACTGTTAGTTTATGGACTAATTATTCCACTTGGGGCAATCCTATTTCTTGTACTGAAGGTGGCGGTTGGAATTTTGAAAATTCTTCAGGTATTCAGTTTCCAGTACATGTGGCTGATGTAGGATATAAAATAGCAAATAGCGGAGTTGCTACTTCTACGCTACAAAATGGATGGCACATGTTAACTGGTACATTTGATAAGACAAATGTAAAAATATATATAGATGGCGTATTAAAAGCCACTACTGCTACAAGCTCTACTAAAGGAATAAGTTATGCAGCTAATCATTGCTATATAGGTGCTGAAGCTGCGGGGTCTACTTCTATTCATAGTGCAGCATTAGTGGGTAAATTAAGTGATGTTCGCATCTATGCAACCGCCTTATCCGCGGACGACGTCCTCTCCCTCTATCAAAATTCAGCCTATATAGACAGTAACAGAAATGTCTACGGCGCAGTCCATTCAGAAGTCTGACGTACTGGCCTTCGGCGAGCCGCAAAGCTGATCACGTCATGACATCCAAGTCCGGCCGCGTATTCGTATAAGTACAACCTAAATGGAGAGTATAGAAATGGGAATCAATTTAGCTTATGAAGCAAATATACAGTTAAGTAAAAAAGAGTTTAAAAATCCTTTAGCATATTATAATCAGGCAAATTGTAAAAGCTCATTAACGGATGAAGGATATCGTATATATCGTCCGCCTAATATTACTTATAATTCAAGTGATTCATCTACTCGAACAATGTGGGGTGGTTTTGTTTTACGTTATCCTGAAACTCCTTTTATAGAAGGACACCGTTACCAATTAATTTTTGAAGTTAAGGGACAAACTACATGCCTTCCTAGTGAGATGTATTGGACTAATAATTGTGGCTGGGGTGGACATGGATTAGATCCTCAGCCTACTAACGTAATTACAAAAAATATTTCAGCCAATTTTAATTCACAGGAATGGACTTCAGTATCTTATATTTGGACTATTAGTGATACGATATATAAAACATGTACTAGTTCTTATTCATCTTTTGTAGAGGGACAAAGCTATAATAGTTATCGAGATTTTAAATATGGTTTTACTTATCAAAATACTGGAGCGTTAGGTACAGATTTATATATTAAAAATATTCGTATGTATGATATAACTACTGCAAGTAAAATAGATATTAAAAAAACAGGAGTTATTAATGCTGATAACTTTGTAGAAAATTTATCATTAAAACAAGCTTTGGTTAATCACAGTGGTGAATTTTCTGCTAATCAATTTTATGAGATTTAAGGAGATAAAATATAATGTCACAATACTATGCAATCTTTAACTCCGAAACTTCAATTCCTCTCTTTGATTGGAATTCAACTTTGTTTCGTGATACATTACAACTCCATCTTGCAACCGACGATTTAGTTAATGTTCGCTCAACCTTAGAACAACTTAAGTCAATCACAATAACCGATGAATCTCAAAATGAAGTTGCGCACTTTACTGAATATGATGGCTATTCTTCAATTAATTACCTCGGCCGCAACTATTCGACTCAACTCAATGGATTTGCAAATGAACTCGTTATAACTCTTACAAAAGTTGATCTTATATCTCAAATTCAGCGTCTTGATGAACAAATCAATAAAATCGTTGATATTGATTCAATGTCATTAGAAGATTATAAAGAGTGGAAAATTAATCAATTTTCTACTCGCGGCCGCGAACTTATTTTCGCTGGTACAGATGTTACACTTATTAATGGAGTTACAAAGAACTTCACATATAATATGGAAGACCAATCCAACTTACTCAATGCAATCTTTATAATTCAAACCCTTGGCGATCTTACAATTTCGCTCCCATATCATGGCCATGCAGAGCCTTGTGAATTATACAATGCGCGCGACATTTTGGCTGTTTACTTCACACTCCAATTCTTTTCAACTCGAATTCAAACCGAAGTTAATATGAAGAACAATTGGGTTAGAAGTTGTGAAACTAAAGAAGAAGCAATGGCAATTGAGTTTGAAACTCCATTACCCGAAGAATGGGCAAATAGAGCAAATGCAATAATGGGGCCTGCACTTGAACTTGCTGAACAACTTCAGGCAAAATATTTTGGTCCAGATATAGACCCAATTGTTAATGAGGAAGAAACTAATGAGCAAGAATAAATTAATTCCTTACTTATTAATCTTTATTATAAGCGGATTAATTTATGTGGGATTAGAATTTTTATGGCGCGGCCGCTCAGATTGGACGATGTTTTTATGCGCTGGACTGTGCGGCCTTGCGATGGCAAATTTAAATAATAATTTATTTGAGTTTGAAACCGACTTTCGAATTCAAGTTATTGTAAGTGCTTTGATATGCACATGTCTTGAATTTATTTTCGGACTTATATTTAATGGAAATTTTACCATTTGGGATTATCGAAATACTTGGGGAACAATTCATTGGTTAGGTGATCAGGTTAATGTTTTGTTTTTTGGAGTTTGGATTTTAATTTCAATTTTTGCATTACCTTTTTTGGATTGGCTACAATGGAAGTTAGGCTTAGAAGAGAAGCCTTTTTATAGAATAGGACGTAAGTATATACGTCCATGGGAGGAAAAGGAATAATGGCAGTTTTAAAAGACTTAATTGTACATGGGCCTAGTAGGTTTATAAATACTGCTTATTTTGATAAATTAGAAACTAATGCCGTTAAAGCAGATAGCGGAATTTTTAACCAATTAATTGCAACTACTTTAGAAGCAAAAAATGCTCATATAGATGAATTGACTGCAAATAATGCTACTGTTTATGGCATTATGGACGTTAAGGGAAAATTACAAACAAATCAATGGGAAGCTGCAAGTATTGCTAATATAGGTGGTAATTTCTATATTTCACCGACTGGTAAAAGTTCTACAGGTACTGTAACTATTACTTGTACTAGTTCAGCTACAAGTAGTGCAGCTGCAAAATATAGTATTACGATGTCGGGTACTTTTGGTGTAAGTTCAACGAGTAGTACAATTTGGGCTACTGGTGCATATGGTATGGCTACAGGAAATGTTTCAGTTGGAACTAAAAAATATCCACTTGGTACTTGTGATGGTCCGTTATCAAATATAACTACTGGTACTAATACAATTACTGGTTTTACGATTAGTAATATTGAATCTACTGCATTAGATATAATTTTTGATGAAAATTCGTCATTAATTAGTAGTAATGCTATTTCTAGCAAACCTGGTAATGATTTGCAAGTATCTGTATATTTGGGTAAGAATGAGAATAATTATATGCCTATTGGTATTTTATTAACTTCTTATGGTAAAGATAATAAACAATATATAGATATATATGATGGTACACATAGTGCAGGAACAAGTACATCTGGTTTTGCAGAGCCAGTTGTACGTATAGGTGATTTAAGTGGACTTTCTTCTTATACGCAAGCTGGTAAATATACAATTGAACCCACGGGTTGGGGTATTTATACTACCAATGGGTATTTTAAAGGAGAAATTTATGCTGATTTAGGTTATATAGGTGGTTTTACTATTGGTGATACTGAATTATACTCACAAGAAAAAACAAATGCATCAAGTGTAGAAGAAGGAGCTTATATAGGACCTAGCGGTTTTGGTATATCTGGTGGAACTGAATCAACTACTACTTATTTCACAGAAGAAGCTATATTAATTGGTGGGCTTTTAAGTTGGAATGCGGCGGATTCAAGTAATTTAAACATTAATAAAGCTAATGAAATTATTGTGGGTGAACTTGGTGAAGCTTTGATTTTACCAAATTTGGATTTTTTGGCAGAAGCTGATCCGCATAGTGGCTTTAAAATTAAAACTTTACTAAGTAATACGTTATTAGAAATTTCAAATCATAAAAATCAAATTCAAGCAACTCAAAATAGTATTAAGAGTTTAACTGATGAATTTAATGATTATTATAAACCTTATATTAATTCGACAAATAATGATCCTTATTATATAGAATTTAAACGAAAAGCTTTAAATACTGCTTCTTCAGTAAAAATAACAGATACTACAATTGAATTATCGACAAATAATCAAAGACCAACAACAATTTTTGAAGGAAATTTAATGAAAACAACTTTTGGAGAATTTGAAAATTTAAGAATGAAAGCAAATACTTATACGAATAATTCTGGTTATTTAACTTGGATTGCTCGTTCAAATGGACATTTGAGTTTAAAGGTGGTGAAATAAATGGCAACACTATGGACTAGTAAATATACTATTTATAATACTAGTTATGGATGGATGTATGGCTATGCATCTTATACTACATCTGAATCAAATACTGCTGTAACAGTTTCATGTACTGCTTTGGGAGAGGCTTCAACAGAAGGACCTGGTGATTATACTGAAACAGCTAGCGCTAGTTTAAGTCTTACTTTTGGAGGAAATACAGTAGCATCTGGTAGTTTTTCATCATCAAGAAGTCGTAGGTGTGATGAAGGGGTATATAAATATTATCCCACAGGTGGTTCAGGTTCAAAAAGTATTAGTAAAGGAACTACAGCTACTACTGCAACCTTAAAATTAACTTATAGTATTCGTGGAACTTCATATACTGGTAGTGTTAGCATTAGTATTCCTGCTTTAACAAAACACACGGTTTCATATCATGCTAATGGTGGTTCCGGAGCACCTAGCGCACAAACTAAATATTATGGAAAAAATATAACCTTATCTTCAACTAAACCCACAAGGACTGGATACACTTTTATGGGTTGGGGCTCTTCTTCATCCGATACTTCAGTAGACTATGCAGCTGGTGCAACTTATTCGGTAAACCAAACTACAAATGTTACTTTATATGCTATATGGAAAAAAGATATAACACTCTCATATAATGCTAATGGCGGAGAAGGCGCTCCAGCATCTCAAACACAGACTGTTTATAATGCAACAACAAGTACTTCTTTTACTATTTCATCTACGCGGCCTATTCGTTCTAACTATAATTTTTTAGGATGGTTAGATGGCAGTACTTTATATCAGCCAGGTGATACAATTTCTAATGTTGCAGCTGATAAAGAACTTGTTGCAAGTTGGGAATTAGCTTATATTCCACCACAGATTACATCTTTACAAGGAGCGCGTTTAGAAAACAACAATTCTCAAGCTAAAATTACTATAAATTGGACTAAAGGCAATGACGGAAGTGATATTGCTACTACTCAGCTATTAATTGCTTATAAATTAAATACTAGTTCAACTTGGACGTATGTTACTAATACAACAGGAAGCACTAGTTCAACAGAAACATGGATTAATTCAAGCAATACAACTTATGAAACTACAATTAACACTCCATCGGATAATCAATATGATATTCAAGCTAAAGTAAGAAATAGTAATTATACTTCTTATGAGCAAACGAAAACCAGTTTTATATCTGCCACTTTTTATGTTATAGATATAACTGCAAATGGAAAGGGAATTGGTTTATTAACTACTGCGCCTAATTCAGGAATTAATATTAATGGAAATTTACGGTTTCTTCCAAATAATCAAATTAGTGGAGCCTATCTTACATATAAAGATTCTAGAGGAAATACATCTTTAAGACCAACAAGTGCGGATATAGCAGCTACTGGAATTAATGGTATAACTGCTATTTTAGCCTCAAGTCAAATGACTACGAATCGACCAGGAGAAGGTACAATAATTCATTGTGAATGGGATAATAATGGAGGTTGGAATAGTCAATTATTTGTTGCTGATAATGATACTGGAAATGGAAAACCATTTGTCGCAGTTAGAGGACAAAAATCAGGCACTTGGACTGCATGGGATAGGTTATTAGCAGAAAGCGATATAAAAGATTATGTTGTTGAGGAAGGACCTGTTAGTTCTCCTGCATGGTGGAAATATTATCGGAAATGGAATAGTGGATTATTTGAATTAGATGGATATTACAGTGGAACCCCTACTACAGGTAGTCATTATTCTAATGTAGTAACTGATAACACTGGAACAGTTAAATTATATGGATATAGAAGTGAAGGTTATACTTTTCCTTCTGTATGTGTCCCTGTAGAAGATAATTATACTGTTTTAGCTTCTTGGAGAATTGGCACCGGTTTTGCTTTTGATTGCGGTACAGTTGGTACGCAAACAACTGAAAAATTTAATCTATATGCCATAGGAACACACGGAAATCAAACATCAATAGCAGTTCGAATATATGTTCGAGGCCGATGGAAATAAAAATTATAAGTAAAATATTAGACAAGATAACAAATTATATATGATACCAGAAGATAATAATGGAAATTTAAATTTTTAAAAATATTTTAACTATATTTTCTTCTTTAAATCTTCTGAGAGAAATAAATAAAAATAAAAAGACCACGGATTCCTCAAGTCCGTGGTCTTTTCTTTCCCAATCTGCCTCTCTAACTTATAAGCCGTCCTCATTCCCAATCCAATCTCCTCAACTTATAAGCCATCTCTCTCTGAGTTAAAAGTTAGCATAAGTCCTTCAACAACAAACCCAAATTTAACTTTGAAGGATAAGTCAAAATTGGATTTATCCTTTATCCTAACCTCTAATTATATTATATCATAAGTCATATATAATTGTCAAATTTTAGAAATTAAAAAGCTGACCGTTTATGTGCGGCCAGCCGTAATTTTACGATAAATCAATTCTTGGAACGGGCGCCCTATACGTCAAGTCTTGTGTGTCAATATACATTTCATATGACCCATCATCAAACTTAACTCCATAGGACTCTTCCATAACTCCCATTTCTTCGTTAAGTGAGAACTGAACATCAATTATTGTTCCACTTAACTTTCCTTTATATAGAACTTCATCTAATATATCATAAGTTGAACAGAATATCACTTCTTATTCTCCTTCCGTAAATATTTTTTCCATTTATATTCATCTATGTAATTGACTGCGAACCAGCTCAAAAGTAGGACGGCCGCGCCTATACATAGGACAAGTACAACTTCTTTTGCCATTTATCTTTCTCCTTTTTATACGTTGAACACGACGAACCGGCTTATATATAGGCTCTAAATCCCAAAAACCATTACAGAATTTCATCATTTCTAATAGGCGAGCAGAAAATTCTTCAGCGGTTAATCCATCAATTCTAATAGGAGGATAATCAGCTAAGGTTGTTCTATTATCCGAAGATACGCTCATAAGTACATTCCTCTGCATTTATATCATCTCTAAAACGATTTAATTTTGGATGCCTGAGCCCGCCTGTATCCATGATTTCCATAGCTGTAACTTCTGCAACCTTACCTACATAGTCTTTCCAATTCTCTTTGACTTCATCTGTAACTCCACTAAGACTTCCAATTTCAACTAATTTTCCATCTTTATATGCGCCAAGTCTCAACGACCCTGCCCAACCATAAAACCAATTTTTAGTTACTGGAATTATCGGTTCTCCATTTGCATAGTCTTCATATAACTCACCGCTTACTTTCTCATTTGTGAGTTCATTAAGCCAAAATGTCCAAGTTCTTATTTCCTTACCTGTATAGAGTTTTGTTGGCGGATTAGCTCCAATTATTACGCAATCAATTGTATCTTGGAGTTCTTTCTTTACCTTAAGACAATCTTTTGATGGTCTTTTTCCTGGCTGATATGGCGCGGCCGCACGTGTGATTACAATACCTTCATATCCATCTGCAAGTAAACTTTGAAGATTGTCCCAAAGTTTCTTACCACTATAATATTTTGCCCACTCATGATAACCTTCTCCATAAGTCCACCAATAAGAATTAAGTAAATCGAATCTTTCACTTGCGGTTTTAGTATAAATTGCTTTACCTTCATCTGCAAGTATATCAAAGATATAATAATGCAATTTATCTTCTTCTTTATTCTGACGCCCAATTGCTTTTTCTTTAAGACAATTCATTATTGAAGTTGTAGTTTTTGCTTGCTCATCTCTTGGAAGGTAAAGCTCACCTAAAAGACAAGTACCATTTGGAAGATTTTTAAAGAATGGATGAAGATGCGGCACCCAATCAAACTTATCAAGATAATCACCGCCAACACTTTTACTTCTTCCAATTAAAAACATATTACCATCTTCATCTTTTATAAACTTGTAAAATGCCCCATCACGTTTCTGCGCGCCAAGCCATTCGCCGCTAAAAATTCGATTATATGCAGTATCATATTTCTTTTCCTGCGACCACGAGTTAGGAGGGGCATAGTATTTTTGTGCTTCTAGATTCCAAAAATCAATTCCATCAATTATCCCTTTCAAGTTTATACACCCTCCCATTTCTTTCTATTTCAGTTAACTCATACTTATAAACACTTTTGTCAAAACCAACAATTTCTATATGGTCTACTTCACCATTTCTTAACTTTACATACTCATAACGAGGCAATATAATATCATCAAATGTTGTTGTTCTAATCTTGCTCATATCCCCAATCCTCACTTAAAATAAATTTCATAAAATCTTCACTATTTCTCTTCAGAAATTCTAACCCATCATTATTATCAATTGCATAGTCATAAGTAAAGTCCCACCAATTTGCATCGGCATGGTTTGAGGCTGGTCTATCTTCCACCGCCTTGCGTCTGACTACTACAGTCTTTGCATTAAAATCATGTACTAAACGCATTATATCTTGAGGCTCGCGCGCATGAATAAATACAACTCGTTGACCATTTATATCACTAGGTAATACGTGGTTTTCAATTTGATACCTTACATAGTTATACGACCCATCGTTGTAAAGGTCAATAAGGTCTTTAAGGTCGCTTAAGAACTTGCGGTCGCGCGGCTCTTTCTGTGATTCATCCCAATCTATAAGTCTTGCCATTGCTTTGGCTGCATCTACCATTGAGATTTCATATACATCTGTATCTGGGTATTCCGCACACATTTTAACAAAGGTCGACTTTCCACACCCCGCATGGCCATTAATTACAATTACTTTCATCAGTTGCTCCTTTCTTTTTCGTATAGTAACGATAGTTTATATCTCTCCAAATTGCACCCGTTTCGGGGGTTAACTCGAAATGGGTTGAGATATGATTTATGATTAGTTGAATTTGAGTTGCAGACTCTGGTACTTTTTTTGTACGTACCCACTTGAGTAGTTTGCGGCGGCGCCAATTTTTAAGTTTAAAAAGGATATACTTATGAAGTGGCATATCCATATATATTTGAGTTTTTAATACTGCGGCCGCAATACATGCACCTTCAAAATAGACATTATGAGATGCTTGGTCTGACTCAAACCATTTAAGATAAATTTTATTGTCTGTACGTGTAGACTCTGCTAAAACGTTGGCAACTACTGTGCCCACGATTTCATCATAAAGTTTTAAATTGCCAAGTTTTGAATCCATTTATTTTTTTCTCCTTTTATCATTCTCTTTATATTATACGATAAATTTGAGATTTTGTCAAATTTTATTCGGAAATTTGACTTTAAGAAAAAATTCAATTATAATTCGCGTACGTGCGCGCCCGCGCGTATTATCTAATGGTAGAAAATTTTTGCTTTAACGCAGAAGTTGAATGTTATGGCCTCCGGCGGGCGGCATTCTGGTGGTGGATGTGCACTGACTCTGTGGCGTCCTAGGAGATAGCGACCGGCCGCACATAAACATTCCAACGTATAATTTGAAAAATTTTTAAATTTAAATTATAATATATATAGAATTAGAAAGAAAAAAATGTGATGGCGGAATAGGTAGACGCGGGGAAGGTAGGAGACAGGTGGAAGATTAAAAACTTTTGGTAGTTAACACCTATGGGTTCAATTCCCTCCAACCCGAGCAGACGTCGGCTCATCTAAAGTGCAAATCTTTAGTCACATTAATAGGAGAAATGCTTATGTTATTTATCGTTGGAATGGCTTTTGTAATTGTAGGACTTTGGGAAGAACTTGCAGGATATATGGGAGCGATACAAGAAGATGAAGATGCGGTATATTATGCAATAATTACTTTTTTGAAATTTATCGGTAGTTTTTTAGTTTTACTTTATTTTGTTATATATGAGAGATAAAAATAGAGAAGGAAAATAATATGGAAGAAAATATGAAAACTAAATCAATAGAAGTATTAGAACGTTTAGCTATAGAATTGAAAAATATGCCACTTCAGAATTTTACAGTGAAAGTAAATCCAAGTAGATATGAAGAAGTATTAAATGCAATAAATTTTGCAATTAATTATTTGATAAAAGGAGAATAAAATGGGATTATTAATAACGATTCTTTTAGTATTACTGATATTTTTACTTATAATAGGGGCTTTATTAGCAATTTTTCTTGCGGCGGATGTAATCGCGACAGAAGTTTTTGACAAAGATATAATTGAGGTTATTGAGAACTTTTGGAATAGATTGAGAGGTAGATAAAATGGCAAAGATTAAAGTGAATACAATAGATGACAGTACACTTATAAAGTTTGATGCCGTACAGCATGGTGAGGTGTTTATTGACGATTGCGAGCCATTTATTAAATGTGCTGAAACTGCTGCATTTAAATTGACAAGCGGTAGCATAATGACATTCAAAGAAGATACTCTTGTAACATATGTAAGAAAGGCAGAATTGAAGTTAACGATATGAGGAGAATAAGATGAGTATAATAATTATTATTCTTTGTATTGTAAGTTTAGTTGTCGGAATGCTGTTAGGATATCAATGGGGATATAAAAAGGGATACGAAATGGCAGAAGCTGATGAAATGCAGAGAAAAATAGATGTACTTTGGAAAATAAATTGTAAGAAGTTGAACGAGAAATAAGATAGGAGAATAATATGGAACTTATTTCAAGAGAAGAAGCAATGCGATTATTAGAGGAAGATTACTATGCTTCAAGAAGCCGTGAAGACGATGAAAGAGCAGAGGTTTGTCTTTTTCACCTCATTGACATATCAAATCTTCCTGCTATAGAAGAACGGAAAGAGGGAAGATGGGTCAGAATCACTCAAGACGTAGGTGTAGGACCTCATTTATATAAGTGTAGTGAATGCCATAGAGTTATCGAATACAGTAGTTCCGAACTCCCCTGCTTGTTGGAGATGAAGTATCCTTATTGCCATTGTGGGGCGAAGATGAAAGGAGAATGATATGGAATATAGAGTAATACATACCTATTTAGGTACGAAGAAAATACATTTTCCAATTGAGATGGACTTAAAGGAAGATAATAAAACGATGGAATATACTGTTCATATTCCAGAGCAAAAGTTAAAAATTGCTATGGAATTTGCGCTTGATGAGCCTGTATGGGTCGGACCGACAAGATGGGATTTTATAAAAGAAGAAACGAAACAAGAAAAACAAGAAATAAAACAAGAAAAGCAAGATAATAGAGAATTGCCAATGTTGGGAGAAGCATATTGGTAAAAGGAGAACGATATGGGTTTGATGGATGATATAAGAAAAATACAAATGGAAGGTTTGCATGAGGGTATTGAATATAAGACATTAAAGATCAGTAGAAACGCATTAGACCAACTTGAGATAGAAATAAAAAACATTATACAGCCTACTTCTATTGAATGCTTTAGTGAATGTGATAGTCTGTTTGGAATTAAAATAGAGCCAATAGAGGATGCAGATTATTGTTATATATTACAAGATTAGGAGAATGACATGGGAGCGATTATTGTTGATGAGGCGGGTTACAAAGAGTACCAAAGAAAAACGGACGAGGCATTAGAAACAGTCGAAAGGCTTAAGCAACGATGGGAAAATCTTTTTAACGCTATGGGAGAACTATTAGAAGAAGCACTAACTAAATCAAAAGAATATTCAAATCCGTTTTCGCCTGCAAACTATGAGTATTGGATGGGCAAAGCATCGGCTATGAGAGAATTAATGGATAGGTATAACGAGATATGTGAAAGCGAGGTTTCCAATGATAGCAATACCTAATATGGAGAAGCCGAAGAGATGTCAAGAATGCCCGGCACATACATTTAACTATGGATATATTCCAGGTGACAACGGTTGTCGCATTTTGAAACGTGCATTCAATATAGATAAGTTAGATATAAACCCTTTTAATGAAGTTCTTCCCGATTGCCCACTAATAGAGATAGATGAAAGCGATGAAATAGCCAAATATATATGCGGTTTACGGAGAAAGGAGAAGCGAATGAGAAGCATAGACAAAAGACTCACAAAGGAAGATAAATTCTCAAGGAAATTCGCTTGCTGGGCAAATAACCATAAGGGCTGGAGTAAGGCAAAGACAAGGAATAGAAGATTAGCAAGGAGAAAGATAAGACGAGGAGAATGGGAAGGGAAAAACGATGAGTGAGATATTTGGAAAAGAATGTTTAAACTGTCAGGAATGGGATTGTAGTTGGTGTCCAGTTTACATCGAATATAAAGAAAAAATAGAGAGGTGGGAAAATGAGCTTAATACTGAAAGGGATTGATTTGCCAAAACATTGTGAAGCGGTTGAGGTTAAATTTTGTATATCCGATATTGATGTATATAGGTACACATATGTAGAACATCATCGAGAAGTTTCGGCTGTATTTACTGGAGAGGATTTAGATAATATCATCCAAATCCCAAAGGATCACGGTAGAATTGGTGACTTGGATGAACTACAGAAAGCAATTAAAACGGATATAATGGGTGGTCTTAATTATGGGTACTTCATAAGAAATGCACCTACAATATTAGAAAGTGAGGAAGAAAATGAAAGAAAATAAAACAATAGTAGATGGTGGAATTGGTTTTACAGGGGTATTGCAAGTAGCTTTTATTATACTTAAATTGATAGGTATTATTAACTGGTCATGGGTATGGGTATTAAGTCCTACTTGGATAAGTATAATATTAGCTGTATTAGTTATTATTATTGCTGTTATTTTTATCAGGCGGTTAAATAAATGAGTATAATACTTAAGGGGATTGATGTACCAAAAGATGGAGAATGGCTTGAAATTATAATTAAGCCAACCAAAGAAGTAATTGTTGATACGATAAGATATAAAGATAATGCTTTACTTAAAACAGAATATGGCTCAGCTATTCAAATTCCAAAAGGCCACGGAAGAATTGGAGATTTAGATGAAGTAAGAAGGAAAGGCGTAGATGATGGTTATGATTTTTATGTGTCATGGACGGATATAGACAATGAGCCTACGATATTAGAGGCAGAGGAGTGAAATGGAAATAAGAGAATATACAACTGCAGAACAAGTCTATGAAAAAGTCAAACGACTTGAAATTATGCAAGACTATTATAAAGAAAGATATGATAGGGCACTTGGAGCAGTACAAGTAATTTTTGATATATGCTATTCTAAAGAAAAAGATGCTCGAGTAAAACTTGATTTAATTGAAAAAGAAATTTGCGATAGATATAAGGAAGAGTTTGAAAGATGATTAATTTTTTAATTGGTTTTATAATAGGTGGTTGCTTTGGATTTCTTCTAATTGCTTTAATAACTATAAGTGCAAAAGATAAATGATGTGGAAGTCAAATTTTAAATTTGACTTCTTTTTAAATTTCTGATATAATTATATTAGAAAATGAAAGGAGAATTTAAATGACTGATGAAGAACGTGTAATCATAACAGCATATACAGGTTATTCAATGCTTAAAGGTGAAAAATTAAATTTATTTTATGAATATATAGAAAAGCTATTAAAAAGACCAGTATTTACTCACGAATTTGGTTCAAATGAAATATGGAATGAAATTCATGAAAAGTCAAAAAAAGATTTTATTAATTTATGTGGTTAAGAGGGAGAAAATAAATGGAAGTTCAGACACAGTTACAAATGAATATACCTGAATTAAGTAAAACTGGTCATGCTTATCTTGATGAACTAGAGAAAAACCCATATCCTTTTTCTCATTCTAATCCTTATGACCATCGTAAGGAACGCTGGGCAGAACAAAGAAGCGTTTACGGTTTTGATGATTCTGAAACTTGGGATTTAAGTTCTACTTTCTATGCTTGGCTTTATGAACATCTTCGTATGTATGTCGATATAGGCGGCAAGGCCGTTGATTTAGATTTCCATAAATTCGAATATCACGGATGCGAATATACCCAGCTTGCAATTATTAATATGATACTTGAAAGAATTGTTTTTTATTTTTCTGAAGAGTATGATGATTGGACTGAAGAACATGTAGCTTATATAAATGAGATAGGAGAATTATGGGCAATTGTATTGCCTGCAATGTGGTGGTAAAATGACTTGGGAAGAATTTGAACAGGAAAAAAATTTTGAATACAATACGGGTTTTCAAATTACAAATATTGAATGCCCTAAATGCGGTGAGAAAATTTATATGGATACAACAATAGTATTAACTTCTATTCCACCCAAACATAGATATTGTTGTATGAAATGTTTTTGGGAAGGAGAGGCTTAATGGTTAGTTTAGAAGATAGAAAATTTATTGACTCAATGCTTCATGGACTGGCTTTTAAAATCTATTCAATTGGAGATGTCGAAAGGTTGGAAGGCCAAGCTAATAAAGATTTAGTCCGTGAATATGAAATGTATTTAGGAGAGCGGGCGCAAGAAATTTTTGGACAGTATAGAGATGCTAATGATTTTGAAAGAGTTTTATTAGGATTACAAGCATCCGCAGCGCTACGCAAATATCATGAAGAATTGAAAGATGGAGAAAAAGAAGAAGAATAGATTATAAAGGAGGTGTAATTAGTGGCAAAAAATCGGTTATTTATTACTGGTGATACGCATGGTGATATTGATATAACCAAACTTACAACTAAATGGTTTCCATTACAGAAGCAATTAACTAAAGATGACTATGTAATTATTTGTGGTGATTTTGGAGCTATTTGGAGTGGTAGTGAATTAGATGAAAATCTTTTAAAATGGTATAAAGAAAAGCCATGGACGACTTTATTTGTAGATGGTAATCACGACAATTTCGACCTACTCGAAACTTATCCTATAACCGAATGGAATGGCGGTAAGGTTCAGTTCATAAATGATTCAGTAATCCATTTAATGAGGGGTCAGGTCTATACAATTGGCGAGGTTACAATTCTTACGTGCGGCGGCGCTATGTCTCACGATAGGGGCAAAGCAACGCATACGGAAGAAAGGGATATTCATAAGATATGGTGGCCGCAGGAAATGGTTACTGGATATGACCTTATGGAAGCAAAAGAGAACTTGAAAAAAGTTGATAATAAAGTTGACCTTGTTATTACTCATACTGTACCTTCTGATGTAAGGTTAAGGATGGGATATTATACTAATCCAGATATAAGTGAAGATTATATTGAAGAAATGCTTAAGGGATTAGATTATAAGTGGCATTTCTGTGGTCATTATCATGTGAATGAACAGTATGGTAAGACGCAGATTTTATATAATAAAATTGTTGAGTATAAGAAAAAGACAGGAGAATATAAATGGGTAAAGTAGATTTATATTGGATTAAGCTCAAAACAACTAATAATGATTCTTATGGTCCGATATATGTGTATATCAATGTTGAGACTATTTCAAGCATTTCAAGGTTTAAAGATATAACTAATATCTATTTAACAAACGGAGAACATTATACAGTAGAAGAAAATCCTCTAGCAATTATTGATGAAATTGAAAAAATCACTACACTTAATTTAGCGACTACTCTTGCAGATATGTTAAGATAAGGAGAATAAAATGAATACAACCGAAACTCTTGTAAAATATAAGGTATTTGCAACTCTGCGCGATGCCGAGGAACAGATTAAAGAAATGAAACAGATGGTCTTTTCAAAAGATGATGTAATTGAAATACTCGAAGATTTAATTCACGAGTTTAAAAGAGGAGAGTATAGATGACAATAAAAGAATGGATTGTAGCAACGGACATATATGATTCAACACCTTATGAGTGTCCATATTGCCATGCGCGCACGGAAATACAGAGGAATGTATGTCCTTATTGCAAGCAAATTGTAAAGGTCGTACCTTTTGAAGTTGATGAAGATTCAATGACTTACGAAAGAATTATAGAACAACTTGTTAAGTTACCTTAAGGAGTAGAATGGAATATAATAAAGGATTAGATTTTTGGAAAAAAGAACATGAAGAATGTAATTGCGGGAGCTATGCCTTTAATTTAAATGAATGGTATTATCCCGGTGTAATTCGTGGAATTGATGATGAAGATGGACCGATTAATTGTCTTGAATATTGGTATGGTCAGGGTTGTAGAAGAGAAGAGTTAGCTGATAAACTCGCTGAATTTTATTTGGAAAAAATTGAAGATGATTTCAGAGATAGTATAAAAATTGTAACTGAAATGCCAGAGCTGACTCGTACAGATGTAGAAGTAATTGCTTTCCGCGCGGGCGCGTATGAAGAAGAGGATTATGATGACTTTGACTATGACTTCCATTTCAAAGTTTTTAGAGATGGAAAGTGGCTTGAAAAAAAGGGAAGCCAACCAATAAAGTTTACTTCTATTGAAGACTGGAGTGGTTCTATATGTTATAATAGTCAAACTTTTTATATAATCCATAGTCTTGAAAATTTGACTTTTAATTAAAAAAGTGATATACTATTTATAGAATAGGAGAGAGGGTGGTTCTGACCTCCTTTCTTGTCCACCCTCTCAATATAATTAAAGAAAGGAAATTTATTTTAAGGGGTTTTATATACAATGATTTATATTAATGAATATACTGGTGAAAGATTTGCAAGTGCGGCTGAGTGTGATAAGTCTGAAAAGGCTTATATTGAGGCTAAGAAAAAGGCTGAGGAAAAGGCTAGAGTAGATAAAGCAAAGAGAGAAGCTGAAAAGAAGAAGAGAGAAGAAGAAGAAAAAGCTAAAAAGCAGAGAGTTGCTGAAGCCTATAAGAAAGCTCTTGAGGCTACAAATAAGGCGGCCGAGGCAATTGAGGGTTATTTTGAAGTATGTGAAAAGGAAGGCTATCATGCCTGCGCCAACTTCAATATAGATCCATTAATCACATTTATTCTTGAAATATAAGAAAGGAATTGAAATGACAAACGAAGAAAGACTTTTAATTTTAAAGGTAAGGCTTCACAAACTTGAAGCTAGTGCAAAGAACTCAGATTGTCCTGGAGTAGTGCGTAAGCTCCAGAGACAGATTAGGAATTTAGAAAAGTAAATTTGACTTTTCTTTAAAATTCTTATATAATATATATAGAAAATGAAAAGAGAAAAAAAGTTTTCTATACATGGCTCATTAGATTTAAGGGGTCTCAGGACGTAGTTGGGACCCCGCACCTCCTGGGGTTAGATGGTACACCGCGCAAGGTGATAGGTTCGATTCCTATTAACCCCTCACCAAAGTTAGAGACATAACAATAAGTATCCCACATTGATACTTATTGTTACTTCTCTAAAAAGTAGATAGAGAAAATTTGACGAAAAGTTAAATTTTTGATATAATATTTATATAAGGTTGAAAAAAGATTTCAAACTTATATTTATAGGTAAGGAATAGAGATAAAACAGCGTAGACGCCGCTCTAAAGGACTTGTAATCGCACGCGACCTATAAAAGTTGAATCCTTCGGCTAAAGCACAATTGCAAGGAGTAATTACCTTGGTTGGATAGCAATCAACAAGTTGGGACAGGTAGAGAAGGAACTTTTACCCAATGGACCTGGGTGGACTTCGGTCTACAAGTGGCAATTCAACTCTGATTATCCATGGACGTAATCGGAGAGAGGTTGATTCCGCAAGTCCGCGGACGTCAAGTTAAGGACATTGACGATACAACAGTACCTACTGGGGATTGATCACCTCGATAATTTCGGAAATAACATCGCAGGGATCCGTAGAACGAACCAAAGCCACAAATCAAAAATTTTAAAGGTTAAACAGTTGACAATATCAACTCTTTGATAGTAGCGCTTTAATGTTGAAGAGAGGAGCGAGATCACAGGGACAAGTGTACACCTTAAGTGATAATAGGGGTGATGAAAACCTTGCCGAGATTGCAACGAAAGTAAGGATAAATAGATGTCGGACCTTACCAAAATCGCGAAAGTCAATTGAAAAATTTAACCTTTAAAATTTGAAATTTTTTAAAAATTTTGATATAATATTTATAGAGAGTTGAGAGAGAAAGCTCACTTTAAAAATACGACGACGCGGTATGGAGCAGAGGCAGCTCGTCAGGTTCATACCCTGAAGGTCGATAGTTCGAATCTATCTACCGCAACCACCGGAGTCTCTAGTAGAGTGCGGGACTTAAAAAGATTATCTCTGGCTCGTCTGTCTGCGAGAACTGAATAAAGAAGAGACAGTTAGCCCATTCTCTAAAAATGGGAAGTGCGCGCCCGTAAGGGTAAAGACGTCTTAAATCCACAGGAATATGGCAAACGCCCCTGTGGTCACAATTCATAAAGTAGAAGGAGTAGAAATTCGCGACTTTGAAAATTCATCAAACTTATGAATTGTGTATATTTGAGAAACATATAAGTCAACCTCCACGTGGTGTTTCTTGGGTAATGCTAATCGACTTATGAAGTGCTCTTTGAAAAATTATAAATAGGAACTCAGTGCAGAGTTGTGAAACTAACAATGCTGAGGCACATGTGCATAGACAGCGACAACGAAGCGGGATACTGCGGATAGTCGGGCTGAGAGTACGTAGTGATGCGTGCGAAGGAGAAGTTGAAGGCTTCAAGTCTAGGGTGTGGCACTGCTTGTTATCGCAAGTAAATGTAATGGGTGGGTCGCGGATACAATAGAAAGCACATATGAATAGTATGTGCCGAATCCAAGTTAGGTATTGGTATGGCAACTAGTACAGACCTTGGAAATGCCAACTAATCCGTTCGTCGTGAAGTCGAGAAAATCGATGTATAAGACCTGCGCGCCATGTACGAGTAGCTCAAATGACGGTTAAAGCAAGGACAGTTTTATTGGTCACCATGTGTAGGTGTTTTAAAAATTGTAGCGAACAGTGAGTGAAAGTTAGAGGTAAGCATTCCTCTGTAGGATTTGGTTCCCTTATGGGAACTGGGGTAAATTGGGTCAAGGTCGCTCCTTGGAACATGCGTTTATCTCCCTACTGACAGAAGATACTTGAAGGTAATGAGGGTAAGGGGAAACTCTACTATTTATGGTTTTTCAAAGAGCATTTTCTTTATCGAGGAAGATATAGGAAAAGCGACTTATGTAAAGGAGATTAAAATGAGTCAGATTTTAAAGGTAGATGAATGGGAAGATCACAGCGGTTGGAGAGTTGCAGACGTAAAAACTTGGACAGGCTGGCAAGGTATGGCTAAAGTTTTTGGAACTCAAGACCTTAAGACTTTTGTTGAAATTCTTACGGGTAAATATAATGCAAGAATTCATAGTTATAGCCACTTAACTGACTTATTGAATTTCTCTTTTGAGAGATACAAAGATGCACATCAGCTCAAGTTGGATGTTAATAGAATTGCAAGAAAGCAGAACATTCAGGTTGAGAAGTGGCAGAGAAGTTTTTAATTATTGGGGTGTAGCCAAGCGGTAAGGCACCAGGTTTTGATCCTGGCATTTTGTTCGCTGGTTCGAATCCAGCCACCTCAGCCACGTAAACAAAAGGACACAAAGTCCTTTATGTAAGAGGGCGCCTGCGCTATCTTACTTTTTGCTTCAATAGCTCAACGGTAGAGCAATCGGCTGTTAACCGATAGGTTCTAGGTTCGAATCCTAGCTGAAGCGCCATATGGTTCATTAGTATAAAGGTATTATATCGGCTTGTCGCGCCGAAGAAAAGGGGTCAGTACCCTTATGGACCGCCACTTATCCGCATAGGTCGGATTTATAAGTGCGGCTGGTAGCCGTGTCCTATGTCATAGCGGCGTGGGTGCATGTGCAAGGTCGACCGCGCGCGCACATAAAAGTCCAACGCACAAGATAACTTGTGCGTTATTGGCGTATTTAAAAGGGGAAACTTAAATGTCAAGAGTTATTAATATAGATGATTCCATAACATTACATCCTAGTGGTTATGATAGTTCAAATTCTTCATATAGTTCAGTAAGTAGTTCATATCCTATTTCAAACGGGTACGATGGAACTTCAAGTACAAACTATGCATAT